CCACAAGCCGTTGCCCAGCGGAGCGAAGACAACGTGGCCGAGCTTCCGGGCCGGGCTGTCGAGGTAGAGCTTCAGCTTCTTGTCAGAGCGGAAGCACTTGATGGAGATGCCGCTCTCGACAATCTGGATTTCCACTTCTCGCAGGGGAACCGGCATCGAACGAACCAGATCGTTGTGCTCATCCCGCCATGCAAGGAGCTTTTCGATGTCCGCCGCTGTGACCACGATCTTGTCCATCATCCAGAATCCCTCCCAACGAATGTGCCGGCATAAAGCCGCCCGCCGATCATGTAGTGGTAGTATTCATGCCCACGCTGGATGTCGGCCTGTCTGCCGGGCATGAGCCGCAGAACCAGCGGATGCCCAGCAACCTGCACCACATACTCTCCAGCGGGGATGAGCGCTGCCATCCACGGCTCCACCGGGCTGGCCCGAGCCGGGCAACCATCCATGCAGCAGATGGCAGTAATCGGGTCCACGTTCATGGTGAACATGGAAAGCTGCTCATAGCCGCTCATAATCACACCCACGCCGGTTCGACGGGCGGCTCAGGCAGGTTGAACAGCCAGTCGATCACTTCCTGCGGAACCTCTTCGGTCTGCCATGCGTGGCCATACTGGTAGCCGCAGACCGGGCAGGGCTTGCCGAGGATGCCATCTGGGTGTTCATCAGGATGGAGCCATCCGAGGGTCTTCGTTTCGGTCGCACCGGCCATTCCTTGATAGAACGATTTCTGCGGCTCGTAGTACAGAGCTGCATCGCCGGAGATTTCGTGCGGAAGAGTGATGCTGTACGGCAGTTTGGCAACTTCGATTTGGTCATCGCTAAGAGCTGCGGTCATGCCATCGCAGAGCATCTTCCACGAGCTTTTCTTCATGGATTCCTGCCGCCGGATGGTTTTACTGTTCAGCCGATAGTGGTACAGAGCGACAGGCGTGACGGCCAGCTTATCCCAGCCGAGCTCCTTCTGGTGCTTGCAGTACGGACGCATATCGTTCAAATGCCACTCGTCCCAGATGGAGCAGAACTTGTCGAGCATTTCCTGCGTCCATTCATCGCAGGGGCGACCTTCGCGGATTTCATCAACGCACTGACCAGCACCGCCACGGCAGGCACCGCTCGGCATGGGGCCGATAACGCCGGTGATGCTGAGTCTGCCATTCTCAAACTGGATTTCGCAGAATGCCCGTGCGGTAGCTTCATTGCCGGATCGTGTGAACGTCTTGCAGATGCAAGGACTGACAATTTTCTTCATACGGCTCTCCCCTTTCCAACTTCGACCATGATGGTGTCGATATTACGCTCAAGCAGCTCCCGCATATCGGCGAGCCGAAGTTTCAAGAGGTCATCGACTTCCTTGCGAACGGAATCAGGTGTGATGTGGCGGCAGTTGCAATGCACCTGCGTGATGGAGTTCATCTCATGTAGCCACAGCTCTATGGCATCGCGGATGCAGGCGGTCACGATGGGAATGCAGACCAGCAGGGCAACGTACAGCAGGCTTCTCGTAAACTCATTCATATTCGGTTACTCCTTTCACATTCAGTGAACCTGATTCTTCAGGCTGTTCATCCGCTTATCACCTTCGATGGCGGCAGCGGTAAAGCTGTTGTTCTTCCACCACGCAGCGACGCTGGTGGCAATGGTCAGGCCGGTGGTCACGAACTGTTCCACCTCCGAACTTTCGATGGGCAGCAGGGGCTTCCCGGCTGCGCTCGAAACCTGATTTGCCAGAGCGAACGCCAGAGCGGCCGTGCGGGCCAGCGTAGCGATGGACACTTTGCTATTCGTCATAGAGCCTATCTCCTCTCACAGGTACTTGTCAGCGCCAGACAGCGCCTTCCACGATGCAGGGCCGCAGATGCCGTCCACAGTCAGGCCATGCGCCTCCTGCGCTTTCATCAGGGCATTTTCCGTCCCCTCTCCGAACAGGCCATCAGCCTTCAGCTTCAGGAGCTTCTGGAGCATGATCGTCGCACTGCGGTTCGCGTTCCCGGTGCAGCCCCGGCGGATGGTGGGAAGCACGAACTTGTTGTAGGTCGTACTGGGGTACTTTCCAGGCGTGGTGCAGAGCCACGTCGCTTTCGTGCCACGGGTATCGGCGTGGACAAAGGCTCCACGGCTGTGCCAGTAGATGCCGATGCCGCCGAACCCCACGGCTTGAGCAAGGATGCCCAGTGCCACAGGGTTGATACTCCGATTCTCCGTCCTCCAGTCCGCTGCCATGCCGTAGCGGTGCTTGGAGTTCGGGCTTCCGCCCACGGCCTTGCTGGCGTTGTGCGTGATGCAGCGGTAGCCAGACGTGATCTTCAGCGGGCGGTTCACCTTGTCCCGGATGAACTGGAGCTTTTCGGCCAGCTCCGTGTCCACCGACTGCTGTCCGCAGCCGCAGGGACACTCGAACTCGGACTTGGTAAAGTTCTTGGTGAGCGCGGTCTTATCCCCGCGCTGGAACGTAATGATGCTCAACTTACACACCTCCTAAAAGCCGATTTGGGTGAACACATAGCCGATAAAAACACCGATGATGGCCGTTACTGCATAGCCGACGGCCTTACGCCACAGCTCTCCATCGCGACTCTCCAGAGTTTCCAGCCGTTTTCCCTGCTTTTCCTGCTCCCTGACCATGCTCTCCATATTCAATCCGCCGATTTTCTTCATGGCTTCGTCGAGTTCTCTTGCGGTTGTGATGCCATATTCTTCCGCCAGCAGCTTCTTCAGCACTTGGAGGTCAGCCATCGTCTGCACCTCCATTCAGGAGCTTGGAGCCAATGAGCTTCAGCTCCCGCGCCGCCCGAATGAGTCCGTCGAGGTAGTCGAGGATTTCGGTCAGGTCTGCCCACTCATCCTTGGAGATGATGCCATCTGCCGTGATGTCGATGAGCTTTTCCTTGACCTGCTCGATGTCACCCTGCCGGAGCTGCTTCAGCAGCTTCATGGTCGTACGCTCTACCGAGGCAATTTCAGGGGACGGCATTTCGAGGCTCTTTCCGATAAGGCATTCCGACGAACAATACCACGCCATCAGCTCCGGTGCATTGTAGATGTCTGCCATCAGCACCACCTTATCCACCGGGATGACCTTTGTGTTGCCCAACTCGTAATCTGCAAGGCTCGAGACAGAGATTCCGAGCAGTTCCGCAGCACCTTCACGGCTACCGAGCTTATCGTTGTACTTTGCGGCCTCTTTCCTACACCGGAAGCACTGGTTTTCACAGGCTTTTGCGGCATCGCGTCCCATTTTCTTTGCCCCCTTGATGCGTTATACTTTAGACATCAGCAAACCGCCATGCGTATACTTACCCTTTCGGTAAGCTGTCGTCGAAAAAAATAGCGTTGACCTGATCGCTGGTCAGGTCAAGCGCTTTGGCGACAGTGCTCATTTCCTCATTGGAGAACTCGACTTCTCCGCGCTCCTTCTTGGAGTAGGTAACAAGCGATTTGCCGATCAATTCGGCCATGTTCTTCTGGGTCATTCCCTTCTCGACCCGGATGCCCTTGAGCTTGGAGCTATTCATCTGCTCACCCCCTTTCCGTGTCTTCATTATAGCTTACCAATATGGTATATGTCAATCTTAAAATGATAATTTTGGTAAGTTTTGTTTACTCTTTGACAAGTATGTTATAAACTTGGTAAGTAAGCTACATTGGGAGGTATCACTATGTACAGCAAAGCCATGTTCGCCAAACAGTTCAAAGAGCTCATCGACAAGCGCGGCCTCACGCAACGTGCTGTCGCAGAACGTATCAACACGACGGAGACGACCATCTCACGTTATGTTTCCGGCGATAGAACGCCGAACATCGAGACCGCTGTGGAGCTGGCCTCTGTACTGGGCGTGACGCTGGACGTTCTGGTCGGTGCTAATCTGCCCGCTGCAAGCCGCACACCGCCCGACGTCAACATCTTAGTCGCCTGCTACGAGAAAGCGTCCATCGCAGACCGGCAGGTTTTGTGGTCGTTGCTTGACCGCTACATGACCCCGGAACAGCGGGTCATCATAACGTCCATGCAGCGCGAGGAAAAAGCCGACGTAGGCTAATACGAGTTGACTTTTCGAGGAGATGAAAACCATGACGAAGCAACGTACCGGGGACGAGCTTATCGTCTTCGATGATATGCCCATCGGAAAATCCTTGGGGGACTACTGGCGCTGGAACGCATCAGACCTGCTCAACAACACCCTACGAGGCTCCTACTGCGAGTTCATCGTATCGGCCGCACTGGGCGTTGATCTGAGCGGAACCAACGATGACTGGACTCCCTACGACATCTCTTTTCCCTACAACTGGGAGTACAACGGCGAGGCCCGCGATGAAGTGCGTATCGAGGTCAAGAGCGGCGCATACCTTCAGGCATGGTGGCAGGGTGACGGCCGACTGTCCAACATCCAGTTCAGCATCCGCCCAACAAGAGCATGGGACTCCATCAACGGCTATGCCGAGGAGGTCAAGCGGCAATCTGACGTGTATGTGTTCTGCCTATATACGGAGACCGTGCGCGAGCGTGCCGACCCGCTGGTGTTGGATGGATGGGACTTCTACATCGTACCGACTCATATTCTGGACGAACAGTGTGGCCCCCAAAAGACCATCTCTCTCACCATGCTACAAAAGTTGGAGCCATACCGCGCTGACTATGGCGGCATCCGAGATGCCGTTATCCATTCGCTGGATGTGTACCCCCCTCCCCCATCCCGACAATTTGCATAATTCTTAGCGTTCTTTTTTGTGCATAACAGAAAAGCAGCCCCGCACTACGCACGGAGCTGCTTTTTCTTCAGCTATCATTATCTTCTGGAGGTTTCGCAATGGGCTATGTGACGAAGAAGGCGGCACAACGCTTTGAGGAAAAGAAAGCCGCCATATACGTTCGAGTCTCAACGCAGTATCAGGTTGACCGGGCCAGCCTGCCCGTCCAGCGAGAAGAACTCATCAACTATGCAAAATACGCCCTCGGAATCTCAGACTATGTGATTTTCGAGGATGCAGGCTACTCTGCCAAAAATACCGACCGTCCAGACTATCAGCAGATGATGGCCCGAATGAGGACCGGCGAGTTCTCTCACCTGCTGGTCTGGAAAATCGACCGTATCAGCCGTAACCTTCTGGATTTTTCCGTCATGTACGCCGAGCTGAAAGAGCTTGGCGTGGTCTTCGTGTCGAAGAACGAACAATTCGATAAAAGCATCCAACTCCTTCGGCAGAACGACATCCATCGAAACATTGGAGAAGAAGCTGCTGCGTGGCGAAGCGCTTTCCTGCGTTGACCACATCGAGCGTCCGGGCCTCGAAGAACTATACAACCACCTGCGCAGCGGCTTTGACGAGAAGTGCTTTGAATCTCCTACCATCGCGGCCACGGAGTCCAGCGCGGACTTGAGCGAACGCGATCTGCTGCTCTCCGAGAAGCGCCGGCTTGAGCGCGCCCTCAACCGCCTGAAGACCATCTATCTCTACGGAGATGACGAGATGGCAAGCAAAGACTTCAACATCGAGCGTGAGCGCATCACAAAAGCCCTCAGCGAGGTAGACTCCCGCATCAACGAGCTGGACATCGCCAATGCCTTCGACCTGTCGCTTTCCGATGAGGCATTCATGCAGAAGGCCAGCCAGTTCATCCTGACCCAGCAGCTCTTGGACAAGCGCTATGTGAACTACGAGCGTTTCATCCGCAAGATCGACCCCAAAATCGTCAAGGATTTCCTCAACGAAACGGTCTCAAACTTTTGTATAAAAGATGGCCTTACCACCTCGATTTTGCTCAAAAACGGCATTGAACTACGATTTTCGTACAAAACCGCAGAATAAGAAAAAAGTCCAGAAACCCGCATGGCTTCTGGACTTTTTCATTACTTTTTATCTTCCGGGTCGTTCCCGCCTCGTATAAACATCGCATCACCGAAACTGAAGAAGCGGTATTTCTCTTCCACGGCCACCTTGTAGGCATGCATGGTCTTGTCGTAGCCATACAGTGCGGCAATGAGCATGATCAAGGTGCTCTCCGGCAGGTGGAAGTTGGTGACCAGGCCGTCGATGCAGTTGAACTTGACGCCCGGGTACAGGAAAATGGAGGTATTGCCGCTGCAGGCGCGGATCTCGCCATACTTGGCCGCCACGGCTTCCAAGGTGCGGCAGCTGGTGGTGCCCACGGCGATCACGCGGTGACCGGCAGCCTTGGTGTCGCGGATGCGCTGGGCGGTCTCCTCGCTGATGGAATACCACTCGCTGTGCATCTTGTGGTCGGTGATCTCATCCTCCTGCACGGGGCGGAAGGTGCCCAGACCAACGTGCAGTGTCACCTCGGCAATGCCGACACCCTTGGCGCGGATGGTGTCCATCAGCTCCGGGGTGAAGTGCAGGCCGGCCGTGGGTGCGGCCGCGCTGCCCAGCTCCTTGGCATACACGGTCTGATACTGGCTCTGATCCTCCAGCTGCTTGGTGATGTAGGGCGGCAGCGGCATCTTGCCGAACTCATCCAGCTTTTCATAAAGAGTCTCGGTGTCGTAATAGAATGTAACGTACTTGTTGCCGTCCTCCAGCGTCTCGTCCACCACAGCGGTCAGGCTGCCGTCACCGAAGCTGACCTTGGTGCCGACCTGCATCCGCTTGCCGGGCTTTGCCAGGCATTCCCACTGGTCGCCCTTGACCTGACGGAGCAGCAGCAGCTCGCAGACCGCACCGGTGGGCTGCTTGATGCCCACGATGCGGGCGGGCAGCACCTTGGAGTTGTTCACCACCAGCAGGTCGCCGGGCTCCAGAAAATCCGGCAGATCCCGGAAGATCTTGTGCTGGATGCTGTCATCCTTCTGGCTCAGGACCATCAGGCGTGCAGAGTCGCGGGGGCTTGCAGGTTCCTGCGCAATGAGCTCTTTGGGTAAATCGTACCAAAAATCTTTTTTTAACATACTGTGCAT